AGCGCATCTCGGTGTCAACCTACGCTCAGCAGACCAATAAGCTGATCACAGGCAGGCCGACCCAAATCTTCGTGCAGCGCCTCTCCACGTCCACGCAGGTGACGCTGTGGCCTATCCCTGACACGACCATGCCGTACACGCTCTTCTACTATCGCCTGAAGGGCATCGACGGTCTTGCCTCTGGCATCGGTTCAGACACGACGATGGTGCCCCCACGCTTTGTCCCTGCGCTTGTAGCGGGCCTTGCCTACTACATCGCCTCGAAGAAGCCAGCCGCTCAGCCCATGGTCCCGTCCTTGAAGCAAGCATACGAGGAGCAGTTCGCTCTTGCGGCTGACGAGGATCGTGATCGCTCGTCCGTGTCGTTCGTACCTATGAGCCCGTGGAGCTACTGATGGCGTATGCAAGGGGCAGTAGGGCGTTCGGGTTCTGCGACAGGACTGGTCGCAGGTACCCCCTGAGCGACCTCGTCTATGAGTACCAGAACGGCCAGCGCACAGGGTTTCGCGTCGGCAGGGATGTGCGTGACCCGGATCAGCCGCAGAACTTCTTGGGCAAGGTCAAGGTTAACGACCCTCAGTCGCTGTATGACCCACGGCCAGATACTGCAATTCTTGAATCCAACGCCCTCTGGGGGTGGAACCCCGTTTGGAATCCGGCGCAGTACATGATATCGTCTATAGGAACCGTGACCGTGGTCACAACTGATGGAGAATGACATGAAGTCCAAGGTCATGGGCGTCGATGCCGCGAATCGCCGCAAGAACGCGAAGTTGAAAGTTACCGCATCCGGGGGCACCAATCCGGGTGCTAACTTGAAGCCGTTGAGCAAGCCAGCCCCGATGGGCGGTGCCGCGAGCGGGGTCTCGAGAGGGGTTTCGGGTACTGGCGCTGGAGGTGGCGGTAAAATGCCTCGCCCGAAGCCTCGTCCCGATAGCAAGATGGCCCCCAAGTCGAGCATGCGCCCTCGCACCCGCAGCGACAAGAAGGCCGAGGATGACGCTGACGCAGCAGCAGATCGCGCCATGAAGCACTCCCAGCCGCCGAAGCTGGTGTACAGGGCTATGGGTGGAAAGGTCTCCAAGATGGCCACGGGCGGAAAGCTCAAGATGGTCGAAAAAGACGGGAAGAAGGTCCCGGCGTTTGCGGCTGACGGCGTTGGCAAGATGGCCATGGGCGGCATGTGCCGTGGCATGGGCGCTGCCAAAAAGGGCGGCAAGTACAAAGAATAAGTTCAATAGAACTTCTGGGTGACCCATGAACTACGCGGAGCTCTCGCAGTACCTGCAGGACTACCTTGAGACGAGCGAGACATCGTTCGTCGCCAACATTCCCACGTTTGTACGTCAGGCAGAGGAGCGCATCTATCGCTCTGTGCAGATACCCGAGCTCCGCAAGAACGTCACGGCAAACATAGTGTCGGGAAACCAGTACCTCGCCCGTCCGACAGACTTTCTGTCGGTATTCTCCATCGCCGTGATCAAGGCTGACGGGAGCTACTCCTACCTGTACGACAAGGATGTCAGCTTCATCAGGGAGTCCTACCCCTTTCCCTCCGTGACGGGGCTGCCGAAGTATTACTCGCAGTTCAACGGCGATCAGACTGGCGTGACGGATGGAAACTTCATCCTCGGCCCCACGCCAGATGCACCGTACCTCGTCGAGCTTCACTACTACTACGACCCGGCATCCATTGTGACCACCAGCACCTCTTGGCTTGGCAACAATGCGAGCGCAGCCCTCCTGTATGGCTCACTGGTGGAGGCATACACCTACCTCAAGGGCGACCCTGACATGATCCAGCTTTACGAGAAGCGCTACTCTGACGCCATGTCGAACCTCTTTGGCATCGACATCAGGTCCAAGCGTGATGATTACCGAGATGGTGTCATGCCCGGATCAGGAGCTGGACGCTGATGTTTGTGGGTTCTGCATCACCGGGTGTCGTCAGCGTCATGACCTCATCGAACGGTGGCCACACGCCAGAGCAGGTTGCTGAGCTGTGCGTTGACCGCCTCATGAGCGTGTCCGAGTCGGCTCCGCCAGAGATCGCAATGCAGGCTAGGGCCTTCAAGGATCAGATGCTGGCAGTTGTCCTGCATTATGTTAAGATGGCGGCAAGAGAAGATCGGGAGTCGGTCGTGGCTAAGCTCGAGCAGGTCGGTCTTGAGGTCGCCGCTCGGGTGATCAGGGAGCTCTGATGTGGACTACGGTCGCATATATGATGACCTGATGCGCCGTTCCTCCTCCCGCAGGCTGGAGGGGTATAGCGAAAGGCATCACGTTTTGCCGCGCTGCATGGGCGGGTCAAACAGCAACGAAAACATCGTTAGGCTGACGGCCAAGGAGCACTTTGTTGCCCACAAGTTGCTTGTTAGGATGCATCCGGAGGTGCGCGGCCTGTGGCTGGCACTGATAGCGATGGGACGCATGCCGGAATTTAAGGCTCGCATCTTCGCCTCCGAGCGGGAGAAGGCGGCTAACTCCAGAAGGGGCTTTAAGTACACCGAGGAGTCTAGGGCAAAAATGAGCGCTTCAGCGCGAGCGCGTGGCAGGAACTCTCCAGACACAGAGTTTCGAAAGGGTCGGGCAGTATGGAACTCTGGACTGTCTGACTGGCGCAAGGGGTACTCGCACAGCGACGAAACTCGTGCTAAGATGACCGCAACTCAACAGGCCAATCGTGAGGCTCATTCCGCTCGTATGCGGCAATGGTGGGCAGAGCGAAAGGCGGCACTATAACGGATAGGAGGCTATCATCGCGTTCTCAGGCAATTATATGTGCACCAGCTTCAAGGATGAGCTCCTCGAGGGCGTCCATGACTTCCGGTCCTCTGGAGGCGACACCTTCAAGCTCGCGCTCTACACCAACAGCGCGTCGTTCACCGCCGCGACCACCGCATACACCGCGACGAATGAGGTGGCCAACTCTGGTACTTACTCAGCTGGTGGCGGTACGCTGACCAACATCAGCCCGACCACGTCCGGCACCACTGCGTTCGCAGACTTCGACGACCTATCGTTCACGTCATCGACCATCACGGCTCGCGGTGCGCTGATCTACAACACGACCCCCGCGCACACCTACACGAACCCGACTGTCGTTGTGCTGGACTTCGGTGCCGACAAGATTTCTACCGCGGGCACCTTCACCATCCAGTTCCCAGCAGCAGACGCATCCAACGCGATCATCCGCATCGCCTAACTAGGGGCACTCCATGGCGAACACGACCCTAACAGGCTGGGGCCGTGGAGCGTGGTCCTCGGGGGCTTGGGGTGAAGCCCTTCCGGTCGTTGTCACTGGGGTCTCTGCCACTGGCGCTGTAGGCACTGTCACCGTCACAGGCTCTGCTCTTGTACTCCCGACAGGCGTGTCTGCCTCGGGGGCCGTAGGCACTGTCACCGTTACGGGCTCTGCCCTCGTCCTGACAACGGGGGTCTCGGCTACTGGAGCCGTAGGTACGGTCATTGCGCGGGCTGGGGCTGATGTCGCGGTCACTGGGGTAAGCGCCTCTGGTGCCGTGGGCACGGTCGTCGCGGTGGGCGGGGCTGTTGTTTCCGTTACCGGAGTGAGCGCCACAGGCGAGACAGGCGACGTCGTCGTCTCAGGCTCTGCTCTTGTCCTACCCACTGGTGTCTCCGCCGCTGGCACTGTGGGCGACGTTGTTGCTCAGGCTGGCGCTGATGTCGCCGTTACGGGCGTTGAGGCTTCTGGCGCTGTCGGCGACGTAACGATCATCATTCCGACCGTCGTAGATGTCACAGGTGTCTCTGGGACTGGCGAGGTTGGGGACGTTGTCGCTCAGGCTGGGGCTGATGTCTTGCTTACGGGCGTGTCGGCCTCTGGTGCGGTTGGCATCGTCCTTATCTGGGGCGAGATTGTTCCTGTACCGGGAACCTCGTGGGACCCGCTATCACCTGCTCCTCCGACGTCTTGGTCTGGCGTGACGCCATCTCCCGGTTCCTCGTGGACGGAGGTCGATCCAGATGTTATAAATTCATGGACGGGTGTGGAACCATCGCCCGGAACCACTTGGACAACCATCGCGGCGTGAGGATGACCTATGCCTAGCACATACACTACGAACCTCGGGATCGAACTGCCAGCCGATGGCGAACTCGACGGCGTCTGGGGCGATGTTGTCAACGAGAACATGGACATCCTTGACCGGGCCATCAACGGCTCGGTTGCGCTGACGCTCAGCGGGACGACCTCGACGCTCACCACGTCTGACGGCGCGCTGTCCGACGGCCAGTATAAGCTGCTCGTGCTTGGCGGCTCCCCGAGCGGGACGCACACCATCACCATCGCGCCCAACGATGCCCAGAAGATTTACTTCGTCCGCAACACCACGGCGCAGAGCGTGGTGTTTACCCAAGGTTCGGGCGGCAACGTCACTGTAGCCACGGGCGACAGCGCGATCATCTACTCGGACGGCGCAGGCGCAGGCGCTGCGGTGGTCAACATCACCAATGACTTCGCTATGAGCTCGGTGAAGATCACGGGCGGCACCATCGACGGGGCTGTTATCGGTGGGTCTTCTGCTGCTGCCGGGACGTTCACCACGGTGACTGCTTCTGGCGACGTGACAATTGCCGACAAGATCGTGCACTCGGGTGACACAAACACCGCCATTCGCTTCCCTGCCGCTGATACGGTGACTGTGGAGACGAGTGGGGTTGAGCGCATGAGGATCGACTCCTCGGGCAACGTGGGGATTGGCGTTACGGCTCCTACCTCAAAGTTGAACGTGGTCGGAGATCAGATTGTTGTCTCCGGTACCTCTGGAACCGCGGGTCTGGGACTCCAGCTCAAGGGTACACCCATTGACGCGATTCCTGCAGCTCAGACCCAAGGGTATATCGCCACTGGCAACAGCGGGATCGGGACTGCAGGTGACTTGCTTATCGCACCGAGGACCGACACGACAGCCAGCATCCGGTTCGTCGTCGGGACTACCCCGACGGAGCGTATGAGGATTGACGCCTCTGGCAATGTTTATTTCGGTAACGGCGTTAATGTTGCGAGCCCCGCAAACAGCTTCTTGCTCGCTACTAACGGCTCTGGAACTGACATCGCTGGTGCCTCTATGACCATCCAAGCTGGCCGTGGTACTGGCGCTGGTGCAGGTGGATCGCTCATCTTTAACACTGCTGCTGCAGGCACCACAGGCACCAGTCTCAACGCTGCGACTGAGCGTATGAGGATCACCTCTGCGGGCAACGTGGGGATTGGTACGAGTTCGCCCAGTTTCCCGTTGCATGTATATTTTGCTGGTGGAGCTGCCGCACAGATTGAAGGGCTGGCTAGAGCCGACCTTTTCCTTGTCGATGCTGGCGCAGGAACCGACCTCAAAAGACGAGTTATCAGGAACATTGATAACAACCTTACGTTTGGTCGGGAGGATGACGCCCGCCTCAACTTTTACGCAGACGCAACCATCACCTCCACGGGTAACGTGGGTATTGGGACGACTTCGCCTGCGGCTCGGCTGGATGTAACTTCCGCCGCCGCAAACTCCCTGCAAGCTCGCTTTGGTTTTGTCAGCGGTCGCGGCCTTGAGGTTTCGACAGCGATTACCGGCGGCACAAACGACGCAGCGTCGATCCTTAACGCTAAGGGTGCTTCCTCTGGGACCCTGATTTTCCAGACCGACAGCTCAGAACGTATGAGGATCGACTCTGCGGGCAACGTAGGTATTGGTACGACTTCGCCTGCAGCAAAGCTGGATGTCACGGGTGAGATTTCTTCCACTGGGCGGCACCTAACCGCGCAGGGCGTGGCAACCTCCGGGTATCAGTTCGTTGGTGACGGCGACTCTGGGATGTATCAGCAGGCCAGCAACCAGCTTCAGTTTTCTACTGCCAACACAGAACGCATGAGGATTGACAGCGCAGGTAAAGTGTCCGTCGGTCTTGTTGGCACTGGGTTTGCGTCAATCGCACCCGCAAATGCCTCGACGTCACTTGTAATGCAGCTTGGCTATAACGCAACGGACTATAGCCAGATCAGTACGACTGATTTCGGCGGGGCTTTGCTCCTTGGCGCAGATGAGGGCAATAACAAGGCCACAAGTTACATCGCAATGCGTGTAGATGCCTCAGAGCGTATGCGAATTACAGCTGCAGGCAACGTGGGGATTGGGACAACGGCCCCCGCTGCAAAGCTGGAAGTAGCTCTTGGTGCGAACGGCGAGTACATGCGCGTTGGGGGAGACGACGCCACGAACAACAGGGCCTTGAGGTTCACCAGTTCCACCACCGTAGGTTCTGTAGGCGCACTTCACACAATCAACGCTTCGGGTTCAG